ATGCTAGGGGATAAGAACGTCGCGAATGTATCCTTTCAGTCCTTAACAGAGAACCGTTTTTCGACAGCACAACTCTTCGGTAAAATGGCGAATCTTCACGCTGATATTCCGAATAAAACGATTGAAAACACCGCCCAATTTAAGGAGGTCACCTCTGGGGATATGATCCAAGCGGAGGAAAAACACAAAAATCCGTTTAGTTTCAGAAACCGTGCCAAGCTGATTTACAGTGCCAATGAGCCACCCACGAGTAAGGACAACACGGAGGGCTTTCATCGTAAACTACTGATTATTCCCTTTCCAACCAAGTTCACAAATAGGCAATTGCGACAGAGCCTATTTACACCTGAAGGCTTATCCGGATTACTGCTGCGGGCGCTCCAAGGTATGCAACGCCTAAAAAAACAGGGTAAATTCACAGAGTCAGAGACCGTCACAGCGAGCTTGCTTGAATACCGTAATAAAAGCGACACGGCAGCCCACTTCTTGGATGAGAATTGCAGCTTTAAAGAAGGTGAGATGACAGGGAAACAAGTACTCTATGATGCCTACCGGAACTTTTGTAGTCAGTGGGGAAATTATCCACTCAGTCAAGGAAAATTCAATACCAGGTTGCAAGCGATCCATCCAGAGATCGTTGAATACCGAAAAACTGGGCAGAGAAGATGGCGTGGTATAAAACTAGAAATTGGCGATTTTTTAGATTAGGTGGACGGCGAAAATGAATAATGGCAAGGTGGACAGGTTGACGAGTAAAATCAACATTGCAAAAAATACCGGGTATTAGGGATTATCGACGTGAGGTAGTCGGGATTGATGACGTGTGAAACCTGCATGGCTCTAAGCGATAGACGAGTTTACCATATATTTATTATTAATTAGTGTATATAGGATATAGGGGCATACATGCACATACGCATACACACCTGCACACACCTACACCCATGTATATAGAAGTAGAGCACTAAAAGCCGTCAACCCCGGTTTTCCTTCTATAGTAAAAGTCGGTCTGTATAAAAAAGAGGAAGGGTGAAGCACAATGAGTTTTTATGAATTCGTGCGATGGGAATGTTAGAACGGCAGATTGAAATAAAACTAAGGGATGAAGTGAAGGTCAAAGGTGGTCTAGCATTAAAGTTTGTCTCCCCAGGAGTTGTAGGAGTGCCAGACAGAATTATTCTAGTTCCCGATGGCCGGATGTATTTCGTAGAGTTAAAAGCACCGGGCAAAAGACAATCACCCAAGCAATTGAAAATGGAAGCAGTTCTTAAGAGGCTTGGGCATAAGGTTTGGATCATTGACAGCCTGGAAAAAGTAAAGGAGTTTGTGGATGAAATATGTTCCCCACGGATATCAAACGTATGCAGCAAATCTAGTCTTGGACAAGCCCATCTGCGGATGTTTTTTGGGGCTAGGAATGGGAAAAACGGTGTTAACCCTGACCGCCATTGATGTACTATACACCGGATAAACGAAACCAAACTGTCATCTTCAGTTACAAACTAAAGCCAGAAGCTGAGAAAGCCATTTATGAAAAGATATCGGATATCTGCGTCAGTATGAAAGCTTGTGATTATTTGCAGATGCCTGAGAGGATTGACAATTACGTTCACGTAGAAATGTCACCGAAAGAAGCGGCTTTGTACAAGCAACTCGAACGAGACATGCTGCTGCCCTTTGTCGAGGGGGATATCGATGCAGTCAACGCTGCGGCACTATCGAACAAACTGCTGCAAATGGCAAACGGTGCGGTTTACAATGAGTTCGGCGAAGTACGGCAAATACACCGACGCAAACTGGACGCTTTGGAGGATCTGTGGGAAGGCGCGAATGGTAAGCCCATCCTGGTGTTTTATGCCTACAAACACGATAAGGACAAGCTCTATGAATTTTTCAAGGCCCGGAAAATTAATCCGAGAGAGTTAAACACTTCCCGAGATATTACGGACTGGAACGCTGGAAAACTTGACGTCGTCCTAGCGCACCCGGCTTCGACGGGACATGGTTTAAATCTACAGGCGGGTGGGAACATCATCATCTGGTTTGGGCTCACTTGGAGTTTGGAGCTCTACCTACAAGCCAATGGGCGATTATACCGTCAAGGGCAAAATGAGACCGTAATTGTTCATCACATAGTCACAGTCGGAACGATTGATGAACAAGTGGTAGAAGCACTGAGCCGAAAAGAAGTCGGACAAATGGCACTGATTGATGCGGTGAAAGCGAGAATGGCGAAATGAAAACAATGATATTATCTTCCCTGATCGATGAGCACATAAACAAATGCCGTCAGTGTTTGTACCTTGTTATGACGGCTGAGGAACTCGCCCAGTTGGGAAGTGATCCATGTGATTCCTGCACAGATTTGCGTAACTGGAGGAAAAAGACTGACATCAGGAGGTGAGACACAGTGGATACAAGAGAGCACGTGGAGTATTTGCTAAAAGATTATCACAAAATAATAAGGGGCCTGGACAGATTGAATTTTGAAATTGAGACATTTAGAGGGCTTGGTTACGCAGAGGTTATTACTGCGCTAACATTTACTAATCCAGAAGGCGAACTTGTTAAGACTAGTGGCGTCGCTGATAAAACATCGAGGATTGCCCTTGCGTACCGTGAGTCTACAGATAAGATGAATTGTGATGAAGTATTAGCCCTAGTATTGAGGTATACCACGCAGAAACGAGAAATGGATGTGCTAGAGTATTGCATTACACTATTGGATCCAAGGCTGTCTGGGGTAATAACGGATATGTTCATCAACAGAACGACTTGGGAGGGAATATGCAACAAATACCATATATCACAGAGTACATTGGCAAGATATCGCAGGAATGGCATTGCTCAAATTGCTGAGAGGTTTGTAGTTAAGTGGGCGGTTTAAAAGTGGTAGTAATGTGGCAGTAACGTGGTAATGAAATGACAGTATTTTGTATGGTATAGTAAAGGTGCGAAAAGTATATAGAGGCTCTTGGACATGCCGTCCAGGGGCCTTTTCATATTGATCGCACTCCTCTCACCTTTTATATAGCGACCTCCGGGTCGCATTCTCTTTAAAACAGGGCTGCCAGTAATGGCGGCTTTTAATTTTGATAAAGGCAGGGATGAATTATGGCTCGATGCGTTTTATTTACACCTGTTGAAGCGGGGTGTGCAAACGTGTGCAAAAACTGTAGACGTTGGGATTCAAAGCGATGTAAGGTCAAAGAACGACTACAGGAAATGTATGAGGACTCAGAAGAATTTAAAGCCTATGACCAAATGATGAGAGGCAACGATGGAATATACCTCAAGTAGTGGGAAGGTGATGAACTGATGCCAACCAAACCGAAGCGTCCATGTTCTCACGCAGGTTGTCCTGAGTTAACAATATTGCAACAAGCATCAAAAACAAGTGACAAAGGAATATGACCGCAGACGTGGTTCCTCATCCAGTCGCGGATATAACTCTAGATGGGTTAAGGCCCGTAAACATTATCTGACAGAGCATCCACTCTGTGTGTCGTGTGAACGTGAAGACAAACTTACGCCAGCTAATGTGGTTGATCATATCAAACCCCACAAAGGGAATCAGGCGTTGTTCTGGGACGAGAGCAATTGGCAAAGCCTTTGCAAATCATGTCATGATACAAAGACTGCTCGCGAGGATGGGCGCTGGGGATAACCGGTGGATAGGTTTAAATATAGGCGGATAACTAGGGGGGATGCCCGGTTAAATACCTACAGCTTTACAAAAAGGGACCGGTTGAAGGGTCACGCGTGAGATTTCGCAGGTTCAAGAAAGGGTATAGGCAAGGTTCAAGTTGATATTGACGAGGTGAGATCATGGCAAACGGACACGGGGGTGCTCGTGTCGGTGCGGGCGGTAAGAAAAAACCCATCGCCGAGAAGATTCTCGAAGGAAACCCCGGAAAAAGGAAATTAACCATTGTGGAATTTAATGGTGCTGTTGATTTGACAGGGCAGGAGATGCCGCCACCAAGAGACTATCTATCGGCAAGTCAGAAGGGCGGTAAAGACACCTATGCTGTAGAAATATATCAGAAAACCTGGGATTGGCTTAAGGAACGTAAGTGTTCTCACCTGCTCAATCCTCAGCTATTAGAACAATATGCCATGGCGGTATCACGCTGGATTCAGTGCGAAGAGAGTATTAGCGAATTCGGATTCCTAGCGAGGCATCCGACCACTGGAAACGCCATGCCTTCACCCTTCGTTGCCATGTCGCAGAGTTTTATGAAGCAGGCAAACAGTATCTGGTATCTGATCTACCAAGTGGTTCAGGACAATAGCACTCAAAATTATGCGGGAGCGAATCCTCACGAGGATGCGATGGAACATTTACTTACAGCGAGAAAGAGTCGATAAAAAACAACCCTGTGTTGCTTTACGTTGGCTTGTGTGGGGATGGCGTTTATGAGTGGGGTTAGTGTTCGGACTAAATGACGGATAGGGCTCACATTCGAAAATTGCACAGTCAGCTTTATGACTTATACCTTTAGGCACGCTTTAAAAGGCGTGTTTTTAGTTTGGGAGGAAAACAATGGACATCCAGAAAATACCCACCAATCAATTAAAGGCGGCAAAATATAATCCCCGTAAAGACCTAAAGCCTGGTGATGTAGAGTATGAAAAGCTTCGTAAAAGTATGGAGGAATTCGGTTATGTCGAGCCCGTCATATGGAACAAGCAAACGGGCAACATTGTAGGTGGGCATCAGAGATATAAAATTTTGACTGAGCTGGGCACAAAGGAAATAGACTGCGTCGTTGTGGATATGGACGAGCAGCGTGAGAAAGCTTTAAATATCGCGCTCAATAAAGTATCGGGTGAATGGGACATGCCACTTCTCACGGACTTGTTAAAAGATCTGGGTGACAATGGCTTCGATGTTTCACTGACAGGTTTTGAAGCAGTAGAGCTTGATGAGTTGTTTGGTAATGACAATCCTGGCTCTAAAGATGTCATAGAGGATGACTTTGACACGGATGCGGCTCTAGCGAAAATCGAAATCCCGATAAGTCAGCGCGGGGATATATGGCTGCTTGGCAAACATCGTTTAATGTGTGGGGACAGCACTTCATTAGAAGATGCCAACACATTGATGGATGGGCAGAAAGCTCGGCAGGTCTTTATAGACCCGCCGTGGAACGTCGACTACGGTGGGAGCAGCCATCCAAGTTGGAAGCCCAGTCGCCAAATCCTCAACGATAAGATGAGCACAGATGATTTCAAGAACTTCATGCTGAAAGTATTCAAGACCATGAGCGTGGTCAGTGAGCCGGGCTGTATGACATACGTTGTAATGAGTGCCCAAGAATGGGGAAGCCTCATGGATGCCATACGCGAAGCTGGCTATCATTGGTCAAGTACG